CACTAAATCTAATTCACCAGCATATAGCGCTTCCAGCACAATCAGCTTTAGCTCGCCTTCTAAAATTATTGGAGATTCATCCCAAATATCTAGGCGTGCACAACAACTGTTTCTTTTATTCTTAGCGATCATAACAAACTCCATCCAACCCACCCCGTGTGGGTTTTCTTTTGTCTATTAAAGCATGAATTATAGTTAATAAAAAGATTAACCATTGTTAACTTTTCTCTTGACTAAAAAATTAACCATAGTTAATATAAATCTCGTAGACAACAAAAAAGCACATCGACTCTCTTACCTTCCGATGTGCTTTTGCAAACTGCGAGATCAATTATGAACGTAAATGCAATTCCATTCAACCATATCAAGGTAACGGGTGTTACAGCAATTGCTGTACTTGTAGCCTTGGGTTCTTGTGAATACCGTACCGCTAATTCTAGCGTCCCTTCTAATTACTCATATGAAAGCAAACAAGTAGTTGCTTCTGAATATGAACTTTTAGGTATTAAGCAAACAGGTGAAAAAACTGGTGTAGCTGTTATCCGTATAGACGGCTTCAAACTATACGTAAGCTTTGATTTTGACGGGGTAGCAGATAACTACGGTGTAGCTGGATCTGACTTTACAGCGGCTGAAATTACTAACCTTGCTATTGAGTCAGTAACAGACTTAAGCGGCAAACCTTGGAATGATTTCACCAATCATGACGACCATAAAAACATAAATATTTTATTGGCTGGCTTTATCGACCGTAATAAATGGTTGGAGGCAGCTTAATGAAAGATTACAACTGCCCTACTTGCAAGAAGATGATTCCTGTTGACCGTTCAAAAATCAAAGCTGGTGATGAGGTTTCATTTTGCAGAGTAACCCAATCTTCTAAATCTGCTCATTTTTCTTCAAGAGAAGGAATTGTCGATTGCCGTGAAGGTGATGTGGTTTTAGTTAAATATCGAAAAGAAATTATTCCTTTAAATATTAAGGATGTTTCTCCAGTTGATGCTCCAAGCCCGCTTACCTATGCCTTTGTTGGTACATGTGAATGTAAGGAAGCTGAACATGTCTAATTTCAAAAAACATCCTGACGGCTACAAGTCATTTTTAGGCCGTGATGATAAGGGTCTCTACTCTGTTCGTATTGGCTGGCAAGTGTACGCATCTAATGCTAATGGCTCAGTTCTTTACAAAGTTAAAGACGGATTTAAGACGCCTTTAAATGTGTATAAGTTTCAAACCGACTATCCAAAAGTTTGGAATGAACTCACACAAGAAATCGACTTTCAACGCAGAAAGCAGCTCGCAATAAAACTGCGTGAAACAAACATCCCTACTTATGACCGCAAAGCTTATAAAACTAAGCGCGGCTTCACCGGCTCTAGATGAGGATAATAAAAATGGCTCTACCGATTATTACTGCTGACCAAACTTTATTGGTTCAAGCAATTATTGTGTACCTATACGCTGATCCGGGTTTAGGTAAATCATCAATGGGCTTTACTGCGGAAAAAGCAATTTCTTTTGACTTTGACCGTGGTGCTCACCGTACTGGTGAATTACGTCGTGGTGCGGTAGTACAGGTTCAACAATGGAGTGATGTTGCAAACCTTACTCCGCAGGACTTAGCACCATATAAAACCGTAGTCATTGATACCGTAGGTGCAATGCTTGAATGCATTAAAACCCATCTGTTACTTACGGCAAATAACCGTCAAAAAGATGGTTCTTTAAAGTTAAAGGCTCAAGGTTTAGCAAACCAAACGTTCAAGCAATACATCAACACTTTAATCAGTCTAGGCAAAGATGTTGTTTTCATTGCACACGCATCAGAAGATCAAAACGGTGATCAAATTATTTACCGACCAGATCTAGGTGGTAAAAACCGTAACGAGCTTTACCGTATCGCAGATGTCATGGGTTATCTAACAACTGTTACTACAGGTGAAGGTAAAAATGCCCGCGTTATTAATTTCAAACCTTCGCCTACACATCATGCGAAAAACTCAGGTGCTTTAGGCGGTGAAACCGGTGAAGTATGGGTACCAGATCTTAAAGCACATCCTACTTTCTTGGCTGACCTGATTACTCAAGCTAAAGATCACATTAACACCTTAACGCCTGCACAACTTGCAGCAGCTAAAGCCCAAGAAGAGCTAGAAAACTGGAAACAAAGCTGTGAGGAAGCTGAGCATGCAGGTGACCTTAATCAATTAACAGAGTCCCTTGATAAAGAACACATGTATTACCAGAACATGCGCCAAGCAATGTTAATGAGAGCTAAAGCATTGAATTGCACGTTTGATAAGCAACGTGGCACTTGGATTAGTCCACCAGAATTTAACGGTATCTCAGATCAACAAAGAGATGAACTCCAAAACTTTATTGCTGAACGTGGCCTCGATGTAAAAACAGTTTGTGAGCACTTCGGCATAGATGCCCTTATACAAATTGAAGCGGCAAAGCTAACAGCAGTTAAACAAGACATTGAAACTTTGGCTAAAACTGGGATGACAGCATGAATAATCTATTAACAGCATCTGAAGCATTTACAGCTCTTCAAAAAGGTAAAACTGTTCTCTGTCGTCCAGCTGGAGACATGTTGGACTTTGCCGATTTAGATCAATTCCCCGCTTCTGTGTTTGGTAAACCGGGTTTTGAATTTTGCATCAAAATCGAAACCACTGAGCTGGCTGGCATTACATTCACAAAGCCATTAACTATTGATGAGTATGAAGAAGGACAGGATGTTTTTGTAATTGCTACATATTCGCCTTCTATTTACGTCGTGAATTTTAAAACCACCGCATTAATTGAATCTATTAATAGTGGTTTTGTTCAGCGTGATGCCGAAAACGCCAAGCTTCAATTAAAAGCTTTTTCAAAAGCACTCGGTATTGAAATCAACAATGATTTAAGTGTTATTCGTCTTGGTGAGGAACCTAAAAAACAGAGAGGCAAAAAATCAAAAGCAGAAAAGCCTAGTGACGTTATTTCTGCAGAAACTCAGCCAACAATTGTTATTACCGAACAAACAAATGTCACCACATCTGAGGATCTGTTAGTTCCAGAAACTAACGAGCCGAAAGTTGATCCTGAATATCAAAAAAACCTTGATACCCTTCTGCAACGAGTTAGGGAGTCAAAAACACCTGATGAAGTTAATGCAGTTTATCGCTATACACGTACATGGTCTGACAAACAAATGGACCCATTGCTCAAAGCTACTCATAAGCGTTTAACAGAACTAGCGAATGAAAAACCTTTAGAGAGTGAACCGCCTTCTCTAATGGTTCAGATCCAAAATGCACCAGATCTTACTACCTTGGATGCACTTGAAATAGATGTGGCTGCACGAGATCCACAGATTCAACCGAAGCTTATGGGGTATGTGAGAAAACGCCGTTTTGAATTAGAGAATCCAGCAGGTTCTCAACCAGATGCTGAACCTGATTATTTACTGGAGGAACCCCTCTAATGTCGAAACAGATTACTCCAGAGTTTCTTTTCGAGCCAAAGCTGCTACCCCAGCAGCTTTTCGAAAAGTTCATTGTATTCAACGTAAATGCGGGATATCGCGGTAAAGGTACACCACACGGAGTAAACCTTATTAAAGGTAATAAAGCCACCCTTTCAGTAAGCAACGAAGGTGTGATGAACAAAGCAGCTCAAGAGCGATACAAGCTAATGCTTTTGAAATATTTCAAAGAAGGTCACTCTGCAATGGATGAGCTGGATCATGAAGTTAAACGTATTTATAGAATGGTGGCGTGAATGTTAAAAGATTTGAGAAATCTTTCTGAAAAAGAACAGCAAGAATATTTGGATCGTTTCATTATGGCTAATGAAGAGCAAAAATTCCCCCAAGAAGTTGTGGCGCTTTATTTAGATTGCTCACCATGGACATTAGCCAGAATGCGTTGTGATCAATCATCACTGCCTTTTTCGAAAATTGGAAGACGTGTTTCATATAAAAAGAAAGACGTTTTAAAGTATGAGCAAAGCAGGACTGTGCTTAATACAGCGCAACTTGCAACTGTATAAGGATTCAGTTAAGAAATAATTGTAGTTTCCATGATAAATATTGGGTGACAAATAATTAAAATTGCAAAAAGTTTTAGTTGACACTTTTCAAAATTTGCAATAAATTTTGATTACCCAAATCTCTTTAGGACTTAATTATGGATTTATCGAAGAATCCCCCTCCAAGCTATTATGATGCATCACTGAATGATGAAACATTAAGCTTTTTTGCTAACCATATGTTAGAAGTTTTTTCACAAACTACTCAAGATCTTAGTAGAAAAGATGATGATAATTACACTATCAGTTGTGCAATTTTTGGAAGATGCCGTAATAGGTTTGCTCGTGAAATTCGTAGTGGTAATGCCCCATCTCCAACATATTTAGAAGATTCTTCAAATAAATTCACCTTTAAAATTGGAAACACACCTGGTATCCGTTTTTTTAAAGAATCTGATCATTTAAAACCGAAAAGACCAAACTTTTTTAAGCAAAGTTACAATCTAGAATTATTTGAATCTGATTCAAAAGTTCCTGTTTTTTGGCGATTCATTTTGGTTCCAGCTAAAACTGATGACGAAGAAACATTTATCGCTTTTGTTGGTTTTAACCAGAAATTACAGCCGATTACAGCTTGGACATCTAATAAGACTTCTAGATTTATTTTTGATCCAGCGGCTATATTGCCAGAACCAGCAGAATTGAAACGCTATAATATTGATGATCTATTAGCTGATGATGATTTAGATGATGCAAGCGGAATCAAGTAAATCTTCAACAGCAAATAGGCAAAAGTTGATGAGAAAATGAATACTTATTTTAATGGTCTAGAATTGCGGCTCTTACGTCAATTTAATCATTTGTCTTTAGAGGACTTATCAATTCATGTTGGTAAGTCACGCCAATTCTTGCATAAAATTGAAATGAACCAAGTTGTTCCTACACCTGATTTAATTGATGTACTTAGCAACTTCTTCAATGTAAAAACGGATATTTTTTACAGTTCTCATCCGATTTTACAAGAAGAACAAATCAATTTTCGAAGCAACAAAACTGCCAAAATTTTTACAAAGCAATCAGTGATCGCTCAGGGTGAATATTTAAAAAGGTTAGTAGAATTTATAGAGGCAAATTTAAGGCTCCCTAAGTATTCAATACCTTCTGTTGAATCTGTAAAGAATTTTCAAGATATTGAAAATGCTGCGCTTCAATTTAGAAAATATTTTAATTTAGGGTTGGGACCTATTAGCGATATGACTCAATTGACTGAAATGCTTGGAATTTTTGTGACTACTTTTCCAAGTGTTTCAAGCGAAGTCGATGCTCTTTCTATTGCATCTAAAAGACCAATCTTTGTTAATAACGAAATTAGTAGTACTTGTCGCCAGCGTTTTAATTTAGCTCATGAATTAGGACATCTTGTACTACATGATGGTTGTGTTACAGGTGACACTCTCACTGAGTCGCAAGCGCATCGATTTGCTAGTGCTTTACTTATTCCACAAGAAATGATGATTTCTCATTTCCGTAATTGCTTTAATGGTAGATTTAATTGGAATAAATTAAGTGAGATGAAAACAAATTGGAAAATAAGTAAGGCAGCTTTGCTCTATAGAGCTAAATCTTTAGATCTTTTAAATGAAACAAGTTATCGTAGTGGCTTTATTCATTTGAAGCGTACTGGTGAGGCTATTTTAGAATCAGAAGATCATGAAATACCTAAAGAAGTTCCAACTTTACTAAATACATGTTTCAAAGCTTTAAGTAAAAAAGGAATTTCAGCAATTGATATAGCTAATGAATTAAATATATCTCTAGATCTATTAAATAAAATTACGCAATTAGATTTACAGCCACAAAATCCTTCTAAACTTAAATTAGTTATTTGATTAAAGGCGGTTTAGACCGCCTTTATTTCTTTTAATCTTTCTGCCCAGACAGATTGGTAATTAAAGCAATCAATCTTGCCTTGATAAACCGCCTCAATCATATTCATCGAAGCTCTTAATTCCTCATCTGGAATTTGAACATAACCACCTGTCACATCAATTCTTGGTTTAGCCGTGTGATTAAGAAGTCTTTTTGTCACATAAATATTAAATCTTAAAAGGTTGCATATAGTGGCAAATGTACGGCGGAAATCATGCATTGAAACGTAATAGTCAACTTCCTTACCCACTCTATTCAATAATGTATCTACCTTAGTCGCATGCATATTCCACGAAGTAGGCATCTTAGTAGCTGGGAAAACCCAATCGTTTTCTCTTAATAACCAACGTTCACGCAAAATACTGTGTAGATGATCACCAATAGGAAAAGTATGATCTGAACCATTTTTGGTATCTCTAAAAGTTAAAGTACCATTTTTAATATCTACATCAGCCCACTTTAAGCAACATGCCTCCTGTTTACGGCATCCCGTATACATGCACATCAATACGATATCCCGATGCGTGTTTGACCTAGCAGTATTTTCCAGATTCAACTCATCTTCATAATGGAGCACTGCATTGTAATATTTGTGAATGATGTCTTTATGGAGATGTCTATCCCTACTTGCTATTTTATTCCAACCTCTTGTTACGGAAATAATGTCAACTGGATTACTTTTAAGGATCGGGTTCTCATCTGTTGAATAAAGAACATGAATATACTTCCATAAGGTACCTAATAGAGATACAGCACCATTTGCTGACGACTCACTTACTTCTGATACCTCAATAAATCGATCCAATACTTCTTGCTTAGATATCTGGAAAAGTTTTTTGTTGCCCCACCCTAAATATAAATCAAAGTATTTATGGTATTGCCTAATTGTTTTCGGCCTAAAGTCATTTCTATCAATATAAATTTGAAGAGCTTCATTCACTGTAATATCTAAAGGATTAGCAACATTCTTTAATTTGATAGGCTTTTCATATTCATTGTTTGAAATTTTCGCCAGAATCATCTGAGCTTTTGCTCGAGCATTTGTTGCAGGAATATCGGTGGTTTTACCAATTGTCACTCGATAGAGTTCACCTTCATGCCTCCTTTCAACAATATAGGTTTTACTTTTATTAGTTACCCGAACAGCAAAACCGATCAGTTCTGCATCTCTATATATTTTTTGACCTTTTTCAGTTAATGGAATAGCATCAACAGTAGATTTGTTGAGTTTCATGTCTTAAACCTGTTTTAGCGAACTTTGATTTAACCATGTTTCTCAACAGTCTACAAATAGTCTACAAGCATTTTTAGTTAACCATAAAATACGTCATTTTCCAATAATAAACCTTTGTTTTAATTAACTTTAATAAAAATACAAAAACCACAGGCGTATTATAAAAGAAGTAGAATCCGCCTAATCTGGTTTGGATTGTAAATGGTTGGAACAAGACTTAAACCTTTGTACTTTCAATAGGTTAAAAATTTCAGATAGCTGTATATGAATGTATTCATTTATTCACACTTATAGGATGCATGTTTTTAAGCCCCATACATATCAACTTACTGACTTTCGTAATTCTATCATTTCCCACAGATGCAAATAATGTATTAAATGAAATACTTCAGGTTATTAGTTTATAGATGGGCTGGATTTAAAGTATTAAAAAAGCCTATTCATATATGAATAGGCTTTTTAGTTTTTATCAATTATTCGTCTTACTATGAATACAAGTTATGCTAACTTCTTTGCTTCTAAGTAGTGAATATCAGCAATTTGTGCATCCCAAAACTCATTCCATAAAGCACAATAATCCATACAAAGCGTTGTTAAGCTCTCATAGTCTTCTTTAGTTATTGCTTGCGCTAACGCAAACCAGAGATCATCTTCATGATCATCATCTGCTGCTTCTGAGGTTTCGTCAGTAGATACCCCATGAACATGGTAATAGCCGCCACCTTCAACATCTACACCAATAGCCTTAGTCGCTTCACGAAGTGGTGGGCTAAAAAGAATCACTTCTTCTTCGGCCACTGCAAGTAAAGCAACTACTTTAATATAACTATCATAAGATGATTCTAGAAAATTTCTTACCTGATCTGCAATTTTTGAAGGTTGATACTCTCTACGGTCCTTCTCACTCAAACCATAATCATTCAATAAATCTTCATATAAAGGATAATGCGCATACTCCGGATTACCTAGATAATAATTGTCCGGATCTGTTCCTGGTCTAAAACCAAATTCATCAAGTACATTTAAACTTAATAAAACACGTGGAAACATTTTAGCTCCAGAATGGAGTTTAGGCTCCAATTGTTTTGTCTGGAACTGGGCCATTAATAAGGCATCAGTAAAGATCTGAACAATCGCATGACGATATTCTAAATGAATTCTTGTTAAAGTGAATTTATCAAGCAATCCATTATTTAAAACTTCGATCGCCGGATGTTTACATACTGGTAATTCAGCAATTCTCGCTCTTAATTGTTTGAGAAATTTTAGATTTTCTTCCCACTGTTCTGTAGGAATACTATTCTTCATCCCCAGTAATGCCTTTTGTCTTGGATTATCGAAATCTTCAAATTTTTTTGACATAATCATTCTCAATAACAAATTAATTCTTATAGTTAGGTTATGAGTTCCCCATTATTTTAATCGTGCATTCATTTGCTACTAAATAAAATTGTATACTCATCCCTAAACAATTTGATATTAGGTTTATTATTACTACAAATCAATGGATAATTTAATGAATTTTTTTAATGAATCAAATAACAATTAATATCGAAAAATACTATTTTTTTAGGCTCTCACATGTTGTATTACATTAGCGTTTT